CAACTATCCCGGTTCCGCAGTGCTCTTGATGCTAATCTATCCAAGACCACCAGAATGACACCCGAGCAATTTCTCGGATTTTACTCTGGTCGCAAGTTAGAAAGGTACCAACGTGCTGTGGAGTCGTTAGCGCTCTTTCCCGTGAGGGAGAAGGATGCTTGGTTATCAACGTTCGTTAAGGCAGAAAAATTAAACATCACTGCTAAACCCGACCCCGCTCCACGGGTGATACAGCCTAGAGACCCTAGGTATAATGTGGAAGTGGGGCGCTATTTGCGACACGCAGAAGAGCTATTGTTCAAAGCCATAGACAAGACGTTCGGTGGGCGAACTATCTTTAAAGGCATTAGTTCTGATACCGCAGGAATGGAAATGAGTGCTATGTGGCATTCTTTCTCCAAACCTGTTGGGATTGGGATGGATGCTAGTCGATTTGATCAACACATTTCCAAAGAGGCTTTGGAATTTGAGCACTCCATGTGGGTGTCCATGTTTCCAGAATCTCAGCGGAAACATTTAAAGAAACTCTTGTCATGGCAAATTAATAACCGTGGACTGGCGAGATGTCCAGATGGGGAGATTCGATATCGCGTGCAAGGTTGCCGTATGTCTGGTGATATGAATACTTCGAGTGGGAATTGCTATATCATGTGTGCATCTGTGTATTCATGGTGTGTAAAGCAAGGAATCAAGAAGTTTAGACTTGCCAACAACGGTGATGATTGTATGGTCATGTTAGAGGCTAGTGATGAAGCTAAGTTCCGGGCTGGATTAATAGATTATTATCGAGAACTTGGATTTACAATGAAAGTCGAGGACACTGTTCACGACCTTGAGAAGGTGGAGTTTTGCCAGACTCGACCTATTCTCGTTGGGAGTGAATATCGTATGGTGCGGAATCTCCACACCTCAATGTCCAAAGACCTACATAGCCTGAATGACCTGGCCAGTGAGGCCGCACGAACACAGTGGGTCGATGCGGTTGGCAAGGGTGGGAGGGTCATGAACGATGGTGTACCTGTGTTAAAGGAATTTTTCAAACAATTCCCAACAGGCGCTGCAGTTTCTGACAAATCCGATCTTGCCGAATCATTACGCGAAAAATGGAGGTATAAATTTTCTCGCGAGGGGAAGTTTGAGGACATTGATCCTACTCCAGAGTCAAGGTACTCCTTCTGGCTTGCATTTGGACTGACACCAGATGAACAGATTGCCCTTGAGCAGGGATTCAGCCCACTTAGAATGGGTGAGATCCTGGAACAACCGGAGGAGGAAGTCAATCTTCTCCAGTTCTCAGGGGCATGAAAACTCTTCTATCACCATAACTAACCAATATGGAAAACGGGAACACCGACGGAAATAGGCGGTCTCGGTCAAAAGAAAGAGAGGATAAGGAGGGTCCAGCTTATCGGAAAGTGGCAGAAAAGGCAGTATACAAAGAAGCTGATTATAAGTCAGAGAACGGACCATCCGTTTCTATGACTGTAGTTGGTGAAACTGTATCATTTGAACAGCACTTCCACTTCTAATGGCACAGCGTATAATATTGGTACGTGAAACTGTTGACCATACTCCACTTTTAGTGGTGTGGATAATAGTCATCGTGCTAATTGCTGTTATTGGTCTGTTGATCAAGGACCCTCCTGAAAGAATTAACCACTCTTTTAACGAGAACAACCAGAAAACACAATATATTACCATTGGTGGTACATCCCAAACAAAAACAAGTTAACATAATGGCTGTAAAGAAAGCTAAGCAGTTGGTCCCATACGTCAACCGTCAAATGAAGATGGTGGGTAAGGAGATTAACGCTATCAATAAACTGACTGGTGGAGCATTGCTATCCAACCCCTATGCCCAGACTGCCGTGCAGGCGGCAAACTACGTGCAGAAAGGGCTGGATTACTTCGAGTCACTTACCGCTGATCTCACTGGACAAGTCACCCATCCTGGTGCCTCATCTGGTGGGTTGGTGGCTGGTGTTTCTAATGGCATGCTCATCCGAGGTCGCAAGGCCCGGGTTACTGGTGCTCAGGGAACCATCCGTGTTGTGCATAAG